AGTGGAGCAGTTGGATGTGTACGGAAGTGATAACAATTTGTCAGTATTATTAAATGAATGCAATGGCGTGCCAATGATAGTTGGACTGGGCGAAAAACTCACTAGATCAGCCACATTAATCACGTCAGGACCAAATCAAAGCATTTGGTTTAAACCCATAAATAATCCACTGGAGACCGATACCAATGGCTGATACAACTGATATTGAAAAGAAGAGTTTAGAAGCGCATGTTGAATTGTGTGCCGAACGTTATAAACTGCTGGAACTCAAACTTGAATCGTTACATGCCAGTGGATCTTCTTTAAAAGAAATGATTGCTGATCTTCATGCCATGGTACAGGCCATGAGTGCAAAACGAAATGATCAATTGCTTGGCTGGGGAATGGGGGCCATTGGTGCATTATTGGCCACTATAGGCTGGTTGTTGACAACCTATGTATTTAAATGAATAAAAACAAAAAATTAGAAGCATTTGCAGCCAGAGAAATTGGCAATCTTAAAAATCAACTGATTGAGTCAGATGGCCGTGGAGGTATACTGGCATTTGGCAAGTATAAGATCACAACAGACAAGAGTCAGTACACAGTTGAAATCAAAAATCAATATCCACTGACATTTGGCAGCAAACGCAGCGCCATGAGTTGGTGCATAGCTGATCAACATAATCAGCACGCCCTGGCAAGAAATATACTTTTGTTAGATAACAAAAAGCATATGCTGTCGGCAGATATATACTGCCGACAAACAATAGCAGACCGTAGTAAGCATGAAGATTTTTATGAATCCGTTGTTATGAAGATTCAAAGTAAAATTGACTATGTGTTGGTATTGGAGACCGAATTAGAGAAATGTGTAAATTCGGCTAAATATATACAAATTAGAGGATTCTTAAATGAAACTGAAAGAACTGGCCGCACAGCGTCCCACACAACAAATCGCTAAAGTATTCGAAAGTTACTTTGGGTCTAAGATCGAGTTTGATCAACTGACTCGTGGTCAGACGTATCATCTGCTGTCACGAGTTCGTGGTCTGCTTGGAGAACATCGCAGTGGTGCGGGCAGGTTTACAAGTCAACAGAATCCTGGTTATCTTAAATTGATAATGATGGAACAGGCATTGACCACACGCATGAAAGAAGAAGCAATTCCTGTTGCAGCAGGAGCAGCACCAGCAGCAGGAGCAGCACCTGGCGCCAAGGTAGAAATTAAAGATCCAAAATTGGCTGCTGCTCTTAAAAAGAGTCAAGGTGGTCAAACACTTAACCCAGAAGAACAAAAACTTGTGGCCGGCGCTGCCATGATGCAAGCAGAAAATCGCTTTGTTAGAATGAATCGTAGACTTATTGAAAGTGAAGTTCAACAAGCGCAAGTGGTATTGGCTGCACAAGACATGGTTGACAAAATGCAAGGCATGTTAGAAGACGTGTCGGAATTGCAGTTTAAAGAACTACCAGCATTGGTTGATTCCATTAAAAATCAAGTGGGGGTTGACCAGGCCACCCAATTCAATGGTGATGCAAGTGCTGCATTGTCAGGATTGATGCAAAACTTACAACAGGCAAAACAACAACTGGATCAGGCTCTTGGCGTAGTAACTGGCACAGCATCTCCTGCAATGGATCCAGCAATGGGTGGCGCACCTGCAATGGATCCTGCCATGGATCCAGCAATGGCTGCAGAACCAGAAATGGATGCCGAACCCGTAGGTGGCGCTGGTCTAGGCCGTGCTCGCAGATAATGCGAATATTCGAAGTTGATGCACTGGCCGGAGCCACACCTGGTTCAGACCAATTGTTGGGGTTGGTGCAGTTTTTGGCAGGTCGAGCCAACAACACAAACGGCCAAAAGAAAATCAGTAAATCGGCATTTATCAGCCTGGCCCAGGATTTAGATATCAACATCACAGCAGCCAATCTAGATGAAATTGTTGGGCAACCTCCACTCAGTGGTGTTTTGGAACCAATTGATCCAAACTTGCCAGACATTACCTTTAAAGGTGAAGGCCCCGAAGGCCCAACCGAAATGCCAGTAAACAAGGCCCAGGACATTGTGGCCAATGCTGCCCGATCGGCCATGAATAAAACTCGCGGAGTTTAGACAAAATGGTCAACTGTCAGTTGACCTAACACGTTAAATACAGTATAATGTCTATAAGGAGACTCTGATGAAAAAGTTATTAACAATCTTATTGGCCCTTCCGTTATCAGTGATAGCGCAAGATATCTATGTGGTAAATGTACAACCAAAATTTATCACAGTGCAACAACAGCAATGTCATGTGCAGGAATTCCATCGAGACAGCAGCTCTGGATCCGGAACCATTGGTGCCGTGGCCGGCGGATTGTTAGGTAGCACACTGGGCAGCAATCGTAATGACCAGTTGGCAGGAACCGTTATTGGAGCATTGATAGGCGGTGCTATAGGTAATGAAGTTGGCCGTGAACCGGCTAGAATAGAACAAAGACAAGTGTGCAGATACATTCCCGTACAGGTTCAACAAGGTGAAATAGTTACATTTAGCTATCGCGGGCGAGTGTTTACACAAACATTTAATAATTAATAACACTGGAAAAATTATATGTCCTACAGTAAAGCCGTAATCGACCATTACGAAAATCCACGCAACGTGGGCAAGTTTGAAATAGACGATACTGTGGGTACCGGCATGGTTGGTGCTCCGGCATGCGGCGATGTGATGAAATTGCAAATCAAAGTTGACCCTATCACTGGCATAATCCAAGATGCTTGCTTCAAAACGTATGGCTGCGGGTCGGCTATTGCATCATCATCGTTAATAACTGAACTGGTTAAAGGAATGACGCTTGACCAAGCAGGAAGCATTAAAAATTCAGACATAGCAGAAGAACTTGCATTGCCGCCAGTAAAGATACATTGTTCGATACTGGCTGAAGATGCAATCAAAGCCGCGGTAAATGATTACCGAAAAAAACATGATATCGTTCACTGACACAGCAAAACATAAAATACAAAAACTTGTCACCGCCAAAAATTATGCTGGTATCCGTCTTGGGGTAAAAACTACCGGATGTTCGGGACTTGCTTATGTATTGGAATATGTACAAGAGTATGCCGCCGAATCGGGCGTTATTAATTATGCTCAGCCCGGCTTTGTGGTGCTGGTTGGCCAAAGAGAAGAAGTTTATCTCAAAAACATGACAGTGGATTATGTAAGGCAAGGCCTTAATGAAGGGTTTGAATTCCGCAATCCCAATGAACGTGACCGCTGCGGATGTGGTGAAAGTTTTAGAGTATAATGATAGAAGACAAAATACAATGGATTAAAGATCGGCCATATCTGTGTATTAATCCGTATGTTAATTACGATATAAGAGTTCAGCAAGAAAAATTAAAAATAACAGTTTGCTGTAATCTCGACACCGGTATGACTGACAAGGCTGTGGATGTTGAGTTTATTGACAATTTAAAAATTGACATAGAAAACAAAAAAGTTCCGGCAGCATGCCATCTCTGCACTAGTCTAGAAAAGCACGGAGCACTGAGTGAGCGAGTTAAAAATCTGCTTGATTTTCCGGGGTCTCTAGAACAATTTGAACAAGATAAAAAAGTTCCCGAATTTCAAGTGGGGATGAAATTATCCAACAGATGCAATCTGGCGTGTAGAAGTTGCAATAGTTTCAATAGTAGTTATTGGTCAGAGAAAATGAAAGTCCCGTCAGAGCCCGGGGTAACAGATGACTTTTCAAACGATCCTGTAAACTGGAAAATAATAACAGATACCATACGCCAGAAACATAGCAAAACTGGCCATTTTATTTTTCAACCAATTGGTGGTGAAACTATGATGCAAAATGGGTTTAGTAATATATTAGATTGGATGATTGCCGAGGAATTTGCCTCCACAACCTCCATACGTATTACTACAAATCTAGCGGTAAATCTTGAAGACTTCCGTGACCGATTTTTGCAATTTAATCAAGTAGAATTTATTGCCAGCATTGATAGCATTGGTGACAACTATCATTATGTACGGTGGCCGTCAAAGTTTAACAAAGTACTCAACAACCTAGCTGAAATTATTAATGTAAGAACTGCCCATCCAGGAAAATATCATTTGATGATTACACCTGTGTTTAGTTTAAACAACATCTTTTATGTCATAGACTGGCTTGACTTCTGGCAGAAGTGGTGTGATGACAACAATGTAGCAATTCACTTGCAGACCACACACATTAATAAACCTGCGCCAATAATGGTTGAGGCTCTTCCAGATCAATACAGACCGCCGCTAATTCAACTACTCAAGCAAGCAGTGGCTCATCCACTTTTTCAACAATATCCGAGTACAGTGATACAGTTGGAATATTTTAAAAGCATGTTATTATCATTACAATCGCCGGGCACACATACAGACAAACTATTTGGGGATTATTTAAAATATAGTGCTGATTATGATCGACGGACGTCTACTGACAGCTTTAAACTTAATTCTAGATTGTATGATTTACTAAGTCAAGAACATTGTGCAATATACACAAAGCATTATTCATTGGTAAATGTTGATCGTCCAGTATACCATATTGAATATAACCTTGAACAACTACATAAACATCATGTACAATCCTAAATTTGAATATAAACTGATTCCTCGTGTGACCATAGATGGCAAGCGGTTTTATCAAACGCCAGATGGTAACAAACTGCCCAGTGTGACCACTATCCTGGACAAGACCAAATCGCAAGAAAAAATACAAGCACTACACAATTGGCGTAGACGTGTGGGTGTGGAAAAAGCACAGGAAATTACCACCGAGGCCGCCAATCGCGGCACACGCATGCACACGTACCTTGAGCAATACGTTAAAGATGGAATAATTAAGGAACGTGGATCTAATCCATTTAGTTGGCCCAGCCACGCCATGGCACAGGTGGTAATTGACCAAGGATTAAGGAATGTCAATGAATTTTGGGGTATAGAAGTTCCCTTGTACTTTCCCGGAATATATGCTGGTACTACCGACGGTGCCGGCCTGCACTTGAATCAGGAATCCATACTAGATTACAAACAAACCAACCGGCCTAAAAAACGTGAATGGATTGATGATTATTTTGTGCAACTGTGTGCATATGCAGAAGCTCATAACGAAGTCTACGGCACAAAAATACGCAAAGGTGTTATTTTAATGTGTGTCAAGCCAGAAATTGACCACAACAATTCAATTATTAAACCCCCAGAATATCAAGAATTTGTGCTTGAAGGGGCTGAGTATGACAAATATCGTGACCAATGGTGGCGCAAGGTTGAACAGTATTATTTGCTAAATATCTAATACACTGAGGATTCACCGTGGCCATTTTACAAATATCTAGAATAACACAAAGAAAAGGTCTAGCACAAGATCTACCCGAACCATTGGCCGGCGCTG